AAAAAAAATATATGGTAAAATTAATAATAGGATTAACAGTGATTTTTGCGACAATATTCGTATCGTGCTCAAATCAAACAAATAAAACTGAGTCAATGTCAGACTCAACAAGTATCGAGGTTGCGGATTCGTTAGAAATGTCTTTAGATTCGATAACTATCGATTCAATAAATTAAAACTAAAAAGAAAAAATATGATAATTGAATTTTGCAAAGATAAATGCTGTCCCGTTATAGAATATACAGAAAATACTGATTTAGTATTACTTGGCGATGCTAATGGTCCTGAAGGTATAACTACTTGGACTAAAGAACAATTCGCTGATTTTATTAATGCTGCGAAAGAAGGTAAATTCGATAATGTTATCGAATCTAAATAATTGACTTCTATTTATATGAAAAAAGATTTTGAAGAAAAAATACACTACTATTTAGAAGATGGTAAGGTCGTTTTTACCGAACAATATCATATAAATAGGGGTTTTTGTTGTAAATCAAATCAAAAGTGCCGTCATTGCCCTTATACTGAGAAAAAAAATATTATTAATAGTTTAGATAATAATAAAAAAAATGTATAGATTGTCTATTTATTGGTATGCATTATATTTATAAAATAAATCACATATCAGGTAAAAATTATATTGGTCAAACAATTGAGATGAAAGAAAGATTTTCTTACCATAAGAGGAAAATAAAAAATAAAAAACACGATAATTTTCTCTTAAATGAGGATTCTAATATTAATAATTATGATTTTACTATTATTGATGAGGTGGATAACCAAGAAACGGCTGATTTTTTAGAGAAATATTATATTAATGAGTATAAATCTTTTCATACTGATAATGGGTTTAATTTAACTCCAGGTGGTAAAGGTTTTATTAATTATAGAAGCTCTAAAAAAGTATTCACCTTTAAGTTAAACGGTGATTTTATTAAGGAATATAAAAGCATTAGGGAATGTGCTAGAGAATTAAAATTAGATGCTGGAGGTATATATAGGAATTGTATCGGTAAATATAATAAATCTCAAGGATATGTATTCTCATACGGTAATAATTTTCCGATGAAAATAAATAAAGTAAGAAAAGTGAGTAAAAGAGTTGCTAAATATGATGAATATGGTGGTTTTATTGAATCCTATCAATCTATAAAAGATGCTGCTAAAAAAAATAATATTAAACACCCATCTTGTTTAACAAATGCGATAAAAAATAAAACATTTAGTTATGGTTTTTATTGGGGGTATTACAAAAATAATGATAGTATTACGATAAGTAATAAAAAATGTTTAATTATACCAATAAAACTTTATAAAAATGGGGTATTTATTACCATATTTAGTAACCAAAAAGAAGTTGCCGACTACATTAAGGGTAGTGTATCCAACGTAAATCATTGTCTAAAAGGTAGGAGAAAATCATATTTAGGTTATACATTTAAATATAGTGTTCTAACAACTGTAGGCATTGTGCTTACGAACCAAAATATATAAAAGGGAATAAAGACTTAAAGAAATGGGTTCAATAATACCACCACCTATAACCGCTTTTGCTACCTTTAGACAAGGTATTAGTGAAACGAGATGTCTGCTTAAGGTTTTAGAGTCTTATAATAAATTAGGGATTCCAACAGGGGATTTACCAAACGGTAATGCTAACCCTGTTCTTTTGTTAGAAAAAGAACGAATTAAAGCTATTTTTGACGAATTAAGGGAGAATATTAAAATTGAAGTTACTAATGATTTACCAATAGTCGCTCCCGTTCAAGTAGGCCCAACTGGAACAGGGACAGCTGTGATAGCTACTATCCCTGGTAGTTTTAGTTTAAAAGGTATTATTATATAATGGAAAATAAGTCAAATAAAGAATTATTGATTAGATTACAATCAATAATAAATGATTTCAATAAAGGTAAAGAAGTTCTTTCACAACTACAAGAAGAATATGATTTAATCATAGAAGAGCTTAAAAAGAGATTAGATAAATAATTTAGTTTAATTATATTATACTTATATTTATTTCTATGAGTATTGAAAGTAGAAGTATAAGTACGGATAAAAATAATCAAAACATAGTATTTGGAACTGTTATTGATAATAAAGACCCTGAGAATGCGGGTAGAATTAGAGTTCTTTTAGATAGTAATAAATATAAAGTAGAAAACTTTGTACCCTGGAAAAAAGGTAGAACGACTGATAATACCGTAACTGATCCTTACATTTGTAATCCATTCCTACCTAAACTTATTAACGTAGTCCCAAAAATAGGTGAGTTAGTTAAAGTTATATTCTATAATCCTGATTACCCTGAATTAGATAAGGAATATGTTGGTCCTGTTATATCTCAATTTAATAATATTGAATATGAAAATGCAACACAGGGTAGGGTATTTACACAATCACAAAAAACTAATTTATTACCTAATTTAGGTAACTTTGAATATTCAAAAGGATTATTACCTGATATTAATAACATTACAATTTTAGGTAGAAAAAGCACCGATTTAACGATTAAACCAAATGATATTTTAATTCGATCAGGTAAAGTTGATTTGCGTGATAATAAAAAATTCAATAAAAAAGGTTCGTTATTTCAAGTATCATCTAACCCTGTTAAATTAGACAGAAAAACTAAACCTATTACGGTAAATAGAAGAATTCCTGAGCCAATTAATAATGTTGTGATATATAATCTTAACACCGATAATTCGGGTTATGTGAACGTATATAAATTAACAACACCTAAGAATACTAGTACAATAAATATAAATACAGATTTAACAAATCTAATATCTACACCTGCCATTACATATACTTTTTCGGCTAATACACAAACAATAGGTATTAGTTATATCAATCAATTTCTTAGTTTTCTTGATAATAATCAAATTAAAAATCAAAATACAGATACTGGTATTATTACCGTAAATCAACCTGTAGTTGGTGTTCCTTACCTATTAAAACCATTAGCGACTGATACTAAATATAGTAATATTAAAGTGTTTAATGTAACGACACAAGGGTTTAGAACAATTAAACCAATTGAAACTCAATTAGTAGATACTTTAGAAGAAAATATAAACACCACAATAGATTATCAAAATTATATGGTTGCTTTAAGTGATATGTTATACTTACTTTCAAATGAAACCGCAATACCTGAAAAAGGTTTTATTAATTTTGACGGAATAAATAATGGTTTTACTGTTGATAAAATCACTGGTGATATAAATGATAAGACAGAACCTATGGTTAGGGGAGATCAATTAGTTAAAGCTTTAATAATAATTATTAACGCATTTTTAAATCATGTTCATAGTGGTTTTGGATTCATGAATGTAAATCAAACAGACGAGATACAAAAACTCACTAAATTAAAGTCTGAACTAAATAGTCTTATCTTAAACCATAAAATAAGGATAAATTAAAATATTAACTATTTATATTGTATGGAAGATAAATTATTAAAAACTTTTATGACAATGAGTGAGCAATTTAGAGTTCTACATTGGCAAACTGAATCATACGCTCAACATAATGCTTACGGTAAAATATACGAATCAATATCTGATTTATCTGATAAGTTTATGGAAGAATATATGGGTAAATATGATAGATGTTATTTTGATGGTGGATATGGGAATATTAGAGTGTATAATATAAATGATATGGACATTCAGAAGTTCGTTATGCATCATATAGATATATTCAACGAATTAGATAAACATTTAGATGAAGATGATACTAATTTATTAAATATAAGAGATGAAATTGTTGGCGAGTTAAACCAATTAAAATATTTACTTACACTAAAATAATAGTATAATACGATTAAGATTTTTATTCTATTAGTCCGAGCTATTTTAGCTTTTGAGTGTTTAAGGACACAAATGGATTGGTAGATGTAATATAAATTATAATTAAAAATTAAAAACAATGTATCAAGCAATTAACAACGCTGCACCTGAAGCTTACGTCACAAGAAAAAAATCAAGGGCAAAAATCTATCACTACAATAATCTCTTCTTCAATGATGAAGAAACATTTGAGATTGAATTATTTAATCCGAAAACAAATCGTGTATTAGCCAAAATATGGTTAAATGAACAAGAAATATCTGGTTCAGGTATTATCGTAAATCCAGGTCAAAGAATTTTCTTAGAAAGATTTATTGATTCCAATAATAAGTTTGTATATAAAACATACGATATTGAAAACAATACACAATCATTAGAAGCAATTAGGAGTAATGGCGATATTGAAATTAAATTCTATAACGAATATTTTAGCACTAACACCTTTAACGATCTCCCTATATTTAATCCTACTATATGGTATGGGACAACCACCCCATCCACTAATAATCCGTTTATAAGTCGTACCACCACTGGCGGCTATTATGGTGGTAATATCACATACACGTCAAATAACGTAGGGTTTACATCGAATTCAAATACATCAAATGCGGTAGAATCATTATATCAAGATAAATCAATTGAAACAGGTAGGATTGAAAAAGGTGAATCAAGTAGTCAATCATTTGAAACATCTTATGGTAGTTTTAACGCTTTTTCAACAAAAGAAGTGAAATATAAAATACTTCCAATGTCATCTAAACCAATTGAAGGTAAGGACTTAAAAAAGTATTGTACTGAATGTGGTAAATCCATTAAGAAAGAATCGTTTAAATTCTGCCCAAATTGCGGAACTAAGGTGTAAGTCAAAAAACTAATTTGGATTCACCAGAACAAATAAAAAACCCCTTAATAGGGGTTTTTTTATTTGAAGTACTTTAGTATTTTATTTTTAATACCTGTTTGTTTTATACCTTCAGTTTCTAAGGGGGTATGGACGAAATTAGTTAACCCATTATCGTTAAATATATCACCTGAATAAATATCGTAAATACCGAGATTTAAATCATCAACGGCTACCCAATTAGTTACTTCAGGGTGTAAACTTAACCAATACTTAATTTCAATAACTCTTTCTTGTTCTAATTGTGTGTAATTACTAAATCTTCTAAAGTATTTCGGATCAACATCTTCAACGTAAGGTGTAACTCCGATAGGTTTCTTAATTATACCTTCAGATGTATAATACTCACCTAATTCTTCTAATGTCGCATGACGTCTCCAATCAGAACTAACAACAATTTCAGCTTCGGTTTTTTCTAATATTTCGTTTAATACTTTAATAGCTTTTTTATTAAAATTATCGAAACGAACATTAACAGGGCATTTGTTGATTGGGGTGTGGGGGAATTCTTTGTTATATTCCCTATATTTCTTCGCTCTACCACCCCAATTATCTGATAGGCATATTACACCGTCGTTATCTAAAAATAATATTTTCATAATAAATTTGTTTTTTCTATACAAATATATGATTTATTTTTCTATTTTTAAAGAAAATTGGAAAAAATATGAAATATATATTGTTTATTTTAACGATAATTATATTTATCATTCTACATAATAGATATAAATATAATGGAAAATATAGGAAATGGTAAAATAGTAAGCGTTCCAAAAGCAGTGTTGGAACAGCCGGATTATGAGTGTGAATGTGGTAATAAAACATTTAAAGAATTGTTAAAGGTTAAAAAAATATCACCTTTATTATCCCCAACAGGCAGGGAAGCTCTCATACCTTATGAGTTGTTAGTATGTAATAAATGTGAAAAAGAAATTGATTTAAAATTATGATGATTAATTTAGAAGGTATAAATAAGTTTGATTTAAATCAAGAAAAAACTAGTTTGATTTGTTTCACCGCTAAATGGTGTGGGCCTTGTAATCATATGAAACCATTACTTGAAGAAATATCGGAAGAATATAAAGAAACAGTTGATGTTTATAATGTCGATGTTGATATTAATAAAGAATTTGTGGATTCAACATTTCGTATTCCTATTGTTCCAGCATTTTACTTTGTAAAGAATGAAACATTAATGATGAATAAAGAAGGTTCTTTAGTGAAAGAACAAATAATTGAAATTATAAAAGAAATTGAAAATAATGAAAGTAATACAAAATAACGAATTAAATTTAAATAATGGGAAGGTAAGTATTTTATACTTCAGTGCGGCTTGGTGTGGTCCTTGTAAAATATTAAAACCTGTGATGGAAGAAATCTCAAAAGAAATGTCCGATAATATTGATGTTCATTATATCGATATTAATGAAAATATGGAATTAGCCAGTATGTATCAAATTATGTCGGTTCCAACACTTTTATTCATTAAAGAAGGTGAAATTAAAAATAAAATTATAGGTTTACAAACGAAAACAAATATTATACATACAATCAATAATATCGGATAATAATATTAAGGATTCTGAAAGATAACCTTTTCTATGATATGCGTATTTGATTTTAATATTGGGTTACTAATATAATTATTAATAGTTGGGTATTTTTTAAAAAATTCAGTTTCAAACTTATCTGTTAAAAGAAAAATAGGGGTGTTTTTTTGACACCCTTTTATTTTTTCAATATTTCTTTTAACTAAACTCTTTTCAATTACAATTAAATCTACTTGGTTTTTAGTTAAAAAATTCAATGCGAAATTAGCGTCTATAAAATCATATGTTATAACACCTTTAAGGTTGTTATTTATAATTTTAGAATTAAGGATATTTGATAATATATCCTCGTCAATTATCATCACTCTTTTATAACACATATTACATATAAATATATCAATTTATAAAATATACTTTTCTTTTTTAGTGTTTTTTCCTTTTAACAGATTATTATAATTCTCATCACCATACTTTTCTTTTTTAGTGTTTTTTTGTTTTGAGTTCATGGATAATAGTCAGTATTATAATCGTCATTTTTCTTTTATCTTTCACTTTGTCCAGTTAAATCATTTGATGGTTTATCTCTATAAATTATAGAACATACTATAAACCAAACCCAAAACAAAAGAAAAAGTATAAATAATGTATTCGCTATGTAAGTTATCATAATCTAAGCATTTAAAAAGTTCCATATAAATATTTATATGGAACTTTTTTTTATTGTAAATCCCGATGGATGTATTTTTGTAATTTTCCCTAAGTGGTTGATAATTAAGTTAATAAACTAATATACAACGATCTGGACGTAACGTAACTGCAATATCTGCAATATCACTAGAACTATAATCTAATGAACCAAAATTAGCTGATGTGATAAATGTTCCTTCTAATCTCCATTTTTGAACTACAGCTCCTGGTGGATCTAATAATTCTAAATCGATATCTTTCTTGTATCCAGCAGCGTAACCCATACGACCTGTTACTGATTCAGCACATAAACGAATCCATTCCATAAGTGCTTGTGATGCTGAAGGTCCAATTGGATCTTTGAAATTAACGTCAATTGTTCCCCAATTAAATCTACCTGCTACATATGTAGAAGTATTTAAGAATGGAACTTCTGTATCGGTAATTGTTATTGTTGGTCTTGCTGCCGATGTAACATACCATTCGTTAATACCTAAAGTTGATGGAAATCTTACGATAAACCTATTTTTTCTTAACGGTTCAAATGGTAACGGTATTTTGCTTAATAAATCTGCCATATTTTTTTAATTTAAATTTTTATCTTTATACATATAAATAGTGTGTTTTCATAAATATTCATTCACCACTATTTTTCTTATTTTTTTTAGACAAGTAGAAATATAAAAAGAATAAACACCCAGATATGAGGTAAAAAATTGAAACTGTAATCCAATATGAACCTGTCAGGTTGAGGATAGTGAAAAAAATCAAATCGAAACCAAATGGATTGAAGAACATTGCCAGCATCAGTATGGTAGTTAGATAATTTTCTTTTACCTTGTTTTGAATTTTTAAAATCATTACGTTTCGTGTCCATATCTTAAAAGGGTTTATTCGTTAAAAACAACTACTTATTCATTGATAGTCAATAAATACGCGATAAATAAAAAAATGAATATTTTTTTTTACATACGATTATTTTTATCTATATTTGTATGAAATAATGTTTATTTAAATCTATATGTATAAAAATAAAGACTTAAAAGTATTTGTAAGATTTGGTGGTGTTAATCTTAAAACCCAAAAAGGTTATGAGTTTAATCCTACTACTTTCCATAAACCACCAACTAGACGTGGATTTTATGCTATGCCTAAAATTGTTCAAGAATATTTTCTTATAGGTTCAATAAACGAGTTCCAACCTGGAACTGTTGCTAAAATTAAAGATAATGAGGATTATTTTGATTGGGATAAAAAACGTAAGAAATCTATATCTTTAAGAAGAAAAGAATTTAAAAAAGATAAAGGATATATATGGCATCATCTTGAAAGTTATTGTGATAGAAATGAAATTATTCAAATTCACGGTTCTTGGGTGAAAACAACAATTTATCATTGGGAGATTGCGTTTAAAAGAATGTCGATTAATTTAAGATATGGGGAAAATGATGCTTTTGGTGAAAAATCAATTAATAGCGCTAAAGGTATTATGGGTTGGTATTCAAAAGACCATTGTGAGGTTTTTTTTGATGAAAAGGTTTAATTTAAAATAAAAAATAGCAAAAAAAAAGGTGGGTTTATCCCACCTTATTAGTTAATAATTAATTCGAATTTTAAAGAACCACAATCCCATATTTTGTCATATCCTCGATTATACATAATTTCAGTTTCAGTTAATGATGGATCAAATCCTTCATTAACTAATATATCCTTACGATAGTTAAATCTATTCTCCCTATTTTTATATTTTAAAGTATAAAAATAATTTGGTTTAGTGTAATCAATAAATTTAAACCCCATTTTTAAATATAGATTACCTTGACTCCATCTCCTATCTGCATATGTTATTATTTTTTTAGGTTTATAAGTTTTAATGAAATGACTTAATAATTTACTAGATATTCCGGTTACACCATCAGTAGCGAATCTAACCATTTCATAGGTTTCATCATTTTTATTGGTATAACCTAAAGATTTTCTAGGTTTTGAAAATGTCATGACAGATACTAAATTATCATCATGGAACGCACCCAATAAAATACTTGATTTATCCGAACCTTGTAAGTGATTTTTATTTAAATAAATATTCTTAGATTTATTGTCAATCTGTTTTATAATACAATTCCTAGCGTATAGTTTATTTTTATTACAACCTAAAATATGTCTCATCCTGTTTTTAACGATTTCGGATTTATCCATCCACTCATCTTCAAAAATATGTATTAGTTTAATATTATTTTTTTCACACAACTCTGTTTTATTTAGATGATATGTTTTATGTTTACCCATTTTTTCTGAATGCCAAAATAATCCATTATACTCTATACCGATATTTTTAGAAGGTATAAGTATGTCTATCTCAACACCGTTTAGACTTTTCTTATCATTATAAATGATTGATAATTTAAGTTCATTTTGAATAAAATCACCCAATTCTATTTGTGGTTTGGAAGTAAAATGATTTGGTGAAGTTTTATTTATTTCTATGGCTTGTTGGGATAATTTTCCCACAGTATCATTTGAAAAGATTATATTGGTATCCCATTTTTTCTTATAACTATTAATTGACATTCCATGTTCACTCTTTAAATGAGTTTCCGTTAATCCGTAAAAATATTCATTACACTCAAAACATAATATACGTGAATTATCGTTAGATAATTTTTCACTTCTTTTTATCTTATTATACCATAATTTTTCTTCACTAGGGAATTGTGTTATATAATCAGATATGGATTTATTATGGTATTCTGATATATGTTTAGTCATAATACCACTAGAATTATTCGTACCCATACTTGTAAAATCACATAACCTACACTTAGTCACCTCAAAATTTTCTATAATATAATCAAAATGTTGTTCCCACCATAATAACCCAGTTTCCATTTGAAACTTTCTTCTTTCGTTTAAATTAGGAACTTCAATATTTAAAGTTTTTAAATGTCTACTTAAATAACCACCTTCATTATACCAATCATTTAATACTTTACCTGTTTTTTTACAAACATTATTTATTTTAGTAGTTTCTGTTATTTGATTATTATAATAATCCCATCTATCGTTTAAATCATACTTTTTAATCAATCTATTTTGACCACCTTTTGTTTTTTTAGGTATATTAAAAAGTTCGAAGTAGTTAGTTAATTTCTTCTTACCTATTTTAAAATATAGTGCAGTTTCTTCGAAAGAATGTTCCTTATAATAGTTTTCAATATCAATCTTTTCCATATTACAAAGATAGTTAAAAATATAAGAAAGTCAAACCTTTTATATTCAACCCATTTATTTTAATACTGACGATAGGTTCTATGATGGACAAAAAAAATGGGTTAGAAACTTAATTCTAACCCATTATTCTTTTAGTTAAACCTTATAGATTATCTTAATTCAGCAATGTTAAATGTTCTTACACCGTCAACAGTAATTACACCGTAGAACCTGTTATTCAACACCTTAGTCGCGTATCTCGTCATTATCCCCTTAATCGGAGCGAATGTAAACGGATTATACATAGTTGGAGTTAATTGTAATGGAACGTATGGAGCGTATACATAACCAGTATCTAACATTGATGAACCTTTGTGTCCAATCAAAATTTTGTTAGCTGGGAAGTATGGATCTCTATACACTTTGTATCTTCCTTGAAGAGTTCCAATCTTTTCAATACCCATATTGTATTGATCTTCTTCAGGGTTAGCGTTTGAAACGTGGAAGTATTGTAAATCATCAAAGATTGCTGAAACTTCAGCTGAACAAACTATCCAATTAGCACCACCTCTTAAAGTTGATTTGAAGATTTGAGCTGAAATTTGATTGATTGCTGTAATCAATGTTTGGTTCCAGTCTTTTTGAGTGTATGGTGCTTGACCTGCTGCGAATCTCTTCCAACCGTTCCAATCCCATCTTAATCTCCAAGCTGCTGCTTTTCTTAAATCTCTCAAGATTTCTCTATCGATTTCTGCTGCGATTTCTTCAGATAAAATAGCTGTTAATTCAGCTTCTGCGTCAATGTTATGGAATGCACTTACGTCTTGAGCCATTTCAGGAGACCATTGTGCTCTTAATTTTCTTTCTGTTACAGAGATTGTTACTGAATCTAATTCGAAAGAAACTTCACCTAAAGCTGCTTCAAATTCTAATTCTCTATATTGTCTCCATTTAGCATAAAACTTAGAAATAGTTTCACCTGCATTACCTGGTAAATATGTACCAACATAACCATCTACTGAATCAGAATTAATAGCTGCTGGGCAACTTAAATCTACTTCAACATACATTAAACCGTTTGCTGAACAAAGGTCTTGAGCTGATGATTGAACTGTTTGTCCACCTAAAGTACCTTGTACTTGTTTCCAGTAATCAACGATTTGTCTTGAATATTTTTGAGTTACAACTCTAAATTCAATTGGGTTGTTAGCTGCATATGATAAAGTTGGTCCAGCACCTGAACCTACACCACCTGTAGAACCTGAACAACAGAATAAGTTAGTGTTATTTAAGATTTGGAAAGAAGCTAAGAATTCTTCTGAATCCATTTCATTACCATTTGGTCCGATAATTTTACCGGCACCGCCTGAAGTAAAACCTGTTACTTCTAAAGTTACGTATCTAGTACAACCTGTTGCTAAGTTAGAAGCTACCGTAGTGAATACCGAAGTACCAGCTGACAATGTAGTTAATGTAACTTGTCTCAAACCTGAATTTGTGTTAGAAGTAAATTCTTGGTAAGCACCTTTAGATCTATCAAATAATTGGTTGTTATCTAAACCAGATGTTGAATCATAGTAAGAATCATACAAGTTTGTTGTTTGGAAAGTTGTTGTATCTTGAGCACCTGTTCCTGGATTTGGATAACCAAAAGGATTTGAATGACCAAACACACCACCACCAAGATTTACTCTTTCAGAAATTTTAGGAACGAAGTAGAAAATTCTACCAATCGGCATGTTCAACGCTTGAACTGAAACGATTTCGTTAGCTAATAATTTTGAGAATACCCTTCTAATGATAGGGAATACCACTGTTTCGAAAGAACCTGCCGAATCTGTTGCAGTTGCTTCGTTAATTAAAAACGATGCTTGATTTTCGAATAATTGAGCCACATTATCTTTAGTGTGACCATCTAAACCTTCAAGAAAACCCATTCTATCCCATTTTTGGATAGTTTGCTCTCTTACAAGTTTCATTTGTTTTAATCCGATGTTTCCTACTTCACCAGATTTTAATAAAAAACTACTCATAGTTGTTATTTGTTTATTTGTTTTATTTTATTTATTATTTTTTAGATGGACTTAATTTAGCCATCAATTCTTTTATTTGTTTAATTTTAGGATCTTCATAAACAACTGATTCAGTTAATTTAGATGAACTTGAATTTAAACTTTTATCTACGCTTTCCGATAAATCACCTAAGTTAGAAATATATTTCTTATTTGATAATTCATTAGAAATAGTTCCGAATAAACTTTTAGATTCATTGATATTTTTTACTCTATCAAATCTATTTAGGATATTCAATTTTTCTTTTTTGGTTGTTGTATGTTCTGTAAATAATTTGTTGGTGTATGAAAGATTTGTATAGTAAACTGCCATTTCATTCATCTTTTCTTTTAATGTCGATAATGCTTTTTTGTATTCTTCATTTTTAGCTTTATAACCTTTTAATTCTGACTCAACTAATGAAAGTTTTCTATTTAAAGATTCAACCTTTACGCCATTCTTATATGAATAGTTTCTGTTAGGTGTGATTGCTTTTCTCAAACCCCTAGAACCGTCTTTTGAACCAAAACCATATGTTCTAGCAGCTTCTTCTAAATCCTCATCATCCTCATCATCTTCTAAATCCTCATCAATCATATCTTCATCAGAATCTTCATTGGTTTCGATTTCATACATAACTTCATCAGAATCTTCATCGTCCATTATTTCTCTCATCCAACCTTCGAATTCTTCATCTTCATCCATACCATGTGAATCTTCATCCATATCAAATTCATAGTTGTCAGATGGATCAATATCTTCTTCATCGCCATATTCAATGTCTAAATCATCGAAATTTTCTAATGTCGCCTCATCTAAATATTCGTCAAGTTCTTCATCAGTCATTTCTTCAACGCCTTCCATTTGTAGGATATATTCTTTATCCCCATCTTTAAAGCGAACCCCATTTTCTGTTTTAGTAACTTCAATAGAATCCTCAGGACCCATAGCTTTAAATACTTTGATTACATCGGAATCTGATGCGTTTGTCATATCCATAACCTCATCATCCATTTCTGGTGTTTCCATATCCATTTCATCATCCATTTCTGGTGTTTCCATATCCATTTCATCATCCATTTCAGGTGTTTCCATATCCATTTCATCATCCATTTCAGGTGTTTCTGGTATTTCAGGTGTTTCCATACCCATAGAATCCATTTCAGGTGATTCAACCTCTTCTTCTTCAGTTAAAGAACTTTTAATGATCTCATCGATCTCTCGCTTCATAGCTGACGCTAGAACTTCCTTCCCTACTTCTTTCACTGCTTCCTCTAATTGACTTGCCTCTATTAGAGCTTCTTCAATAATTGAATTTGTTTTTTTCATGTTTTTATAAAATGATTTTATTCGTTACATTATAAATAGGGGGTTTTCACATAAATCATCATTTTCAATGAAAAAAAATAAAAGAGCATAAAAAAACCCTTGATTGACAAGGGTTGTTGTAAAAATAAAAGGACATAAAAAAACCCTGATTTACAGGGTTTTTATTTTTTAGATTGCTTTTCCGTCTTGTATAAGGGATTCAATCTTAGTTTTTGTTACACTTGTTATACTCCAATCATAAACTGTTCCGTCCATAAATTGAACCATTTGGGTTTCTACATCAGTTGGACTTACTGCTTTTACAATAAATTCCTCATTTTTTTTCTTAACCTTACCTGAGTTTTCGTCAGGTATTAACATCGTTGTAACACACTTAAAGTAATAAAAATCTTTTTCTTCCATAATATTTAACATTTGTAGTTTAACTATAAATAAAAAAACCCAGATTGGAAATATCTGGATTTTAATTTATTTAAAAGGAAATATTGTTGTAATTATTATTGTTTATGCTTAATAATTAATTCGCCGATAACCTCAATCTTACCCACAAGTTTTTGAAAATCCACTTGACCAATATTTACGTCATCACTTAAACCACATAATCTATTTAAAAGTTCTTTTAATTCTGTTTTAGATTCATCCAAATTAAATTTACCTTCAGAGGCTTTTTTATAATATGGTAATTTAACTATAAAATGGTGATATGTTAACATTGAATTACCACCCTTTTCTTTTGCGTTATTGGCTATCTTTTCAGCCCCACCAAACCTTTTAGTTGCAAACTCTTCAAAGTCACTCTTTTTTATTTTTTTAAGTTGTTCTTCCGTTATAATAATTTTCATATTACATTTATCTTTTTTTAGTCTTATTTACTTTACCCATAAAGAAATCAAATACTTGATCCATATTGTTTTTAGCTTCTGATATGTGATCATCAGCCCAATCGTGACCATCTTGAATAATATTATCAACCATATTTTTATCTAACTCTAACAACATTTCGCACTGACGTTTGATTTGTTCCAAGTTAGAGAAGAACATATAATTTGTTTGTTCTTCAGAATCACCTTCATTAACGATTCTTTGGATTATTTTCGCTAAATCAGCTTCTGTTAATTTAATTTTTTTCATATTTTACCCTTGACCAATATTTGGTTTTTTATAGTTTTTTGAGTTTTTATTCCTTGAAGTTTTTGATTTTGCGTGAATACCATTACCACTTTTTTTAGAGTTTAATTTAATCTTCACACTTGATGATGATTTAGAACCACCTTTCCCTGCTTTTGCCATTAGATTAAGAAATTATCGATTGATTTTATTATATCTTCAGAAATTATTGTATTCTTATTGATGTTTTCAGTATAAACTTTACTCAGAGATTGATCGGCAAATAAATACGCTCCGGGTGTTGATGGTTGTGAAACCAAGTCAAAACAAATTAACTCAAAATCCGATTGAACGATATTTTTATTACCTTCTTTTTTTAATGAACCAATACCTCTTGATGAAATACCGATTGTAATTCCATGTAATAAAAGATTTGCCGCTATATCAGGTGCGTAATTACCTACATAACCATATTTCTTAAACCCTGGTGAAGTTAAAATCTTTAATTTACCCCACAATTCTTTTCCTTCCCACCAAGTTTCAATAATCTCATGTGAAACTCTTTCTAAGTCAATAATTGATGTTTCAGGGTGATTTAATTCCGATATGGCTCTATGTTGATCAATAACCTTTTGATACTTCTCTACGTTAGCCTTTAATACCTTCTCAGGGTATATTCTACCATTTTTATTTTCCGTATCGTATTTTTGAAGAATTGCGTATAATATAATATCTTTATCTTGTTCGATTGAGTAAGATTCTACTAACCTAGAATTACGTTCAATCTTAGGGTCAATATAACCAGTATTGTCGATAATAATACCAAAACCTTCTTCATTCTCTTTAAGAACTCTTAATTTAGAGTAATCAATGTATTTTGTCATACATATAAATATAAAGGAAAACAAAATTTGTTATTTTACCTAAAAATACTTATCATTTTATCAATTAATAAATTAAATGGAATATAAAATACAATATGATTAAAACAGGTAAAAAATTAAATCTACCTATCGATAATAGATTTAAAATCAGTTATGGAACTGTTAATATTAAAAACCCAATATCAATATACTTACAAATATCAACATGGGTTAAACCTCTCGAAGATTACGAAGATTACGAAAATCTAATTAAAAAACTAACAAAGGATTTTAAGCAATCACTCAATTATACACTTAAAAATTCATTTTTTAATGATAGAAAATGGATAGTTGATTTAGATTTGAGAAGTTCAGGTATGGAAATAAATAAGAAATCATACATGTCTGTTGATACTATACTATATTATCACGAACCAAAAGATCCTTTCAAAGAAGAAGTTTTATCCTTTGTTAAAGATAAAAGTTTAACACTACTTAAAGTATTTACTGAAAATAATGAGATTGAATGTTATCGTAGTAAATAAAAAAACCCCATATTAAAATATGGGGTTTTTTGTTATTTAAATAAGTCTGATATGTCAATATCATCTAAATTAATATCATCTTCAGGTTCATCTTCATCGTATGAATTCATCGCTGTTTCATAATCTTCTTTAGTTATAGCTTCTTTAATTTCATTAGCTAAATCAACCATCATTCGCTTACTTCTTTCAGATTTCTTTAACACTTCTTTCATAAAGTTATTAAAGTCTCTAGGTGGCATTTGAGCTATTTTAATATATAATTTAGACTTGATGTCTAATTCGTTTTCATCAATAGCTTCTAAAAACCTACCCCAAAAACCTGGTCCTAACATTAAATCCCAATTCTCAGCTTCTAAAAAATCCGCCTTACTAAGGATATATTTAGCCTTAGATTCAGCACCTTCTTCATCTGATTGAGGTAATCCCCAAGCCGACATAAACTCCATATATGATTTTACTATCTCATGACAAAGGAGTGGAAACGATCTAGCCCTACAAATTAATGTAGGTGGTTCAGTTGTAAAATCAACCCTTTCGGAACCACCAGCTTGTTCATCAGAAGATGCGGCTGCGGCTGCACTTTCAGGTGGAATCATAAAATACGCCCATTCAGTAATTGCCATCAATAATCCATATTCTGTTATTAATTCATCATCAATGGCGTTAATTTCATCCTCAGCCATATGGAACATATATTGTCCCTTAAATGCTGCACCTGCCATCATAGCGTTTAAGAATCTTCTTTTAGCGACTTCTAAATCCAACTCTTCGATGTTTTCAATTACTTCCTCAGAATTTTCTTCCATTTCCATTTCCATTTCAGTTTGAGTATCACTCAAATCAACCGGTAATGTTAAAGATATGTCGTATTGTAATGTACCATCGTAATAAATGGTTTTACCATCTTCAACCTTAACTTGTAATTCGCCAGGGATATTGAAATCCTGCTTCAATAACCTAACGGCTAATTTTTCTAATTGTGGTTTATGATTCCTTTCTTTAGAAATCATATCTCTAACTAATGACATCTGTAATTGAACTAACGCCATTAGTTGGATTACACCCCTACCATCTACAACACGAATGTTTTTTCTACCGGCATAGGTTTTAATTTTTTCAATTGAACTTTTAAATTGATCGGACGCCATTATTTCTTCAAAATTACTTTCAGGTGTTCCTTCAGGGTAGGCTGGATTAGCACCTAACGGATTCTGTCTGTTTGTAATTCTTCGTTCAATGGAACGTTCAATTCTATTTGGGTTTTCTCCGTACGGAATCATATCTTCTTTTATTAATTGTAAAACTTCTTTTTTCTTAAATATTTTGTTACTCATTTGACATAGTGACTGAACTTAGTTTATTACATTACCTTCTTTAAGGTTTCTTAAACACTTAATTAATTCCGATTTACCACCAACTAATTGTAGCTCAACAGAGTAATCTTCGTTAATTGTTTCATTTATAATATCTACGCTAAAATACGAATTAATATGTTCTTTAACAAATTTTTTTGGATATTTTTTGTTAATTTTCACTTTTTTAGATATTTTTTCTTCACCAAGTTTAGTCATAGCCTTTGGTTTTGGAGTTACCGCAGGTTTTGGGTATTTAGGTGTTGATGGTGTTGGTTTTGTTCCAGGTTTAATTTTTGGTGGGGCAACAGCAGGTTCAGCCATAGCCTTTGGTTTTGGAGTTACCGCAGGTTTTGGATATTTAGGTGTTGATGGTGTTGGTTTTGTTCCAGGTTTTGTTCCAGGTTTAGTTTTTGGTGGAGCAACAGCAGGTTCAGCGGCTGATTCCATTTTCTTACTTAACAACATTTGTTTCTTATCTGAAACAAATTCCATTAAATCTGATTTTTTAATAATATTCATACTACAAATATATACTTTTTATTTTATTCTATCAATTTATTTCTTCTAAATAATAATCTCTTTTGTAAAGTTTATCTTTAACATCGTCTAAATCATCGCCGAACTTAAATATCATTCTATCAATAATATAGGATTCTTCCCACCCTATGGCTATTATACCACACTTACAATCGTTAAATGTGAAAAAATCATTATCTTTAGCTAATTCTAAGTCTAAACTACTAGTTTTTAATAATCTCACATTTGACATAAAATCAGAATGGGGAAGACCCGGATATCCACTTGCTGGAAATCTATCCCAATCATCCCCATTTACGTTTTCAATATCATTTGTAAAAATAAACTCGTATATTAATTCATTCCTATGATTAGGGCCCAATTTATTAATATAACAAAGATACATTTTTAATTTAGATTAACAATTTTTTATATTCTTTATTTTCAGTCATTAATAATGAAACACCGTCAGCCTTCACAACAAACCTTCTACCTTTTACTGATTCAAAAATAATATTATCGGTTTCAACCTTATATTTCTTTAATTTAATATTTTTGTTTTCACAAAAAGATAGTAAATTATTGATTGCTAATTCTTGTTCATACGTAACAGCCAAATCAACTAAACCTTCTGTTTGAGTACCTGCTTGGGCTGCTGCTTGGTCTAAACCTGCGAATGGATCTTCACTACCTGTTGATGAAGCTGATTGGTTTCCTTCAGGTGATGGGGTTTCAGTTGGAGCACCTTCAGGTGTTGCAGTTTGTTCTTCGTTACCTAATATTTTATTATTTAAAGCCTCTTTATCTTCAGGTGTTAATTTAGTTAAGTCAACTGCCGATATAACTGAATTCAATACGTATTTAATCATTTGGTTATTAACAACCTCTTCGTTTTGCATATTATCTCTAAGAGATTGTCCTAATTTACCTGTTAAACTTTGAATTAATTTAACCGGATCGTTTTCATCAACTTCACCGTTAATTGGTGGTGTAGTTGCCGGTGATTCTGGTGTTGGAATCCCAACGTCTGTTGTTGGGGTTGAAGAAGGTGATTCAGAAGTTGGTGCTTCGGGTTGTAACATATATTGTTTATCCGCTTCAAATAACGACTTAGCATTTTTAACCCCATATTTTTGATTAATATCACTAATCATCACATTTAATCTTTTAAATGCTTCTGAATATGATTCGTGTAATTCTTTAGTTTTTCTAACTAAACCACCAATATATTCAAATTCATTGATATTTTCAGTATGTTTATTAGAATATTTAACAAAGAAGTTTTTGTTTTCCCTGAAAATACCGTATGATTTACCATCCGCTGCGTGAATAATATAATCTTCGTTATTCACCGATTTTTTAGATTCATTAACGGTTTTCTTAATACCCATTAATTCAATTAATCTATTATGTTTTTCTTGTCCTTGAAGTAATTCACTTCCTACCGCTCTAATTGAGTCCATATATTATTTATTTTAAATTTTATTTATAGTAAGCATATTGAGTATTTCCGCTTTGAGCCCAAACACCTCCACCTGCTGAATTTATTATTGGTCTACCTAAATAATCGGTAGTACCTGGATTCCCTAAATAAACAGGGAAATCATAAGTTGTTAAATAACCTGATAATAATACATTACTATTACCTGATTCAACACTCATAACATTCATACTAATAGTTTGAGGTCCGGCTAAAGTTAATGAAACCCCATTAAATGTTACATTATATGGACCAGCCCCATTAACAATAATACTGGTGTATGTGTAATTAGATGTATCAGCACTTAATGATGATACTAAATATAGTTGTCCCATATGTATAAATATATAGTTTTTTAAAAACTGCCAATTATCTTAGTTTATTTATAAAAGTAATTAAGTTATTTAATTTACCTCTAATACCTTGATTAGAATCCCCATTATTAATAGAACTAATTTGATTAAAATTAAATACATCTACAGTAAACGTACAGTCCGCTTGGGTAAATCCATCGTCAGCCCTTATTGTAATATAATTAATACCCACATCATTTATTGTTGGTTCTCCAACTAATAATAATTCTGATGAAATATAATCCACCCAGTTTGGTTTTTGTATTATACTAATTGTAAATGGTGCGGGTGAATAAAATATGGATTCTTGTATTTTAAAATAAAATTGCATTCCGACAGGAATACCTTTATTTGCTGGTTGATTAACTACGACTGGTGGCTCACCACTACCAATATTAATACCAAATGATGTTTGGTTATAAAGATTTCTACTATCTGTAGCTCTTATAGTCGCACTTGTTGATCCTGCCGTTATTGGCGTTCCACTTAATACCATATTATTTAACGATAACCACGATGGGTTGGATACTAATGAGTATGTTAAAGTATCACCACTATCACTAAATATATTATTAGGTATTGTGTAATTAAATATATTATTTCTCGTCCCAACTTGATTAGGTATGTTGTTAATAATTGTTGGGGTTCTATTTACATATATTGAGTTATTTAATGTGGATGATGCAGAACCGATAATATTACTAACCGTTAATTTAACACCGTAACTTCCTTGTAATAATGTTGATCCGCTAATAACAAATGGGGTGTTTGTTGATTGGTAATAACTATTATTGGATCCGTCAACAACATCCCAAACTTTACTAGTAATTCCACCACCTGACGTTGTTCCACTTAACGAAGAATCTGTTATTGTAAACGTAGCGTTTTCACCATTAATTAATCTGGGTTGATTTAAAATTGTAAATATTGGTGTAGGTAATACATCAACAGTTACATAATTAATTAAATCTAATGTGTCGGAACCATCGTTATTTGTGGATATCATTCTTAACCTATATCTACCTATTGTAGTGAAAGTATAGACGTATGGAAATGATGATGATGAACCTATAACTGTATTAGATGAATTTAATATTTCAAAAACAGTGGTAATTGCATTAGTACTGTTATTCCCAAAAGTAACTTGAGTGTTTTCAGGGACTCCAAACGAACTTGTTTTAACAACCCCATTTACCGATACCGTTAAAATTGATTCCGGTAGTATAGGTGCAATACCATTCATATCATATGCACCAACATCTGATGATTGTATATCCCTAGTATAATTTCTAATATCTTTAGTAGGTATTTGACTTAATAAAGCGTAATTTCTAGCTGGCGAACTTTCTTGTAACGTATAATCATTATTAGTTGTATCTGTAAACCCTAAATAATTACCTGTTGATATACCTTGTAATGAACTTATTTCTAATCCGGAACTTTGAGCGTTTGAAACACTACCTGATGGTAATGTAACACCACCCGACGTACCGTTATATATGTTTCTTTGACTACCATTTTTAAATTGGTAAATGTTATTTTGAGTAATGAATTTATTCCCTATCGTATTACCGGTTGAATTAGATATTCTGATAAATCCAATTGTACCAGCACCATTAACTAAAAATATATTATTATATGTTTTAAACCCATTAATATTACTTAAAAAAAAGTATTCAGTTTTACTTGCCGAATCATCAATAAACGTATTATTTCTTAACGTTAAATTGGTTATATTTGTCCCATATATTGGGGAATTGCGACTACAATTAGTAAATAAACAATTTTGAATCACCCAATTATCACAACTATCCTCAAACAAAATATGTCTACCGGTAGTACTTAAAATACCTGATCTATCAAAAATACAACCATCAATTAAAACATTATCACAATACCAAGGCGATAATATTATTTTTTCAGAACCATCAACCCTACATCGTATAATATTTAAACCATCAATACCTTTTAATTGGAATTGATTCGCACCTGAATTTTGTAATCCATCTGTCGTAATATTACAATTAATAAAATTAACGTTTTGTAAATCAACCTGCTGTTTTCCAAAACGATATGTTCCATACCTACAATTAGATGTTGTTATATTTTGAAACGTAACATTTCTTACATAGTCAGTACATCTAACCGCAGCATATCCTGTCCTAATAGTTGAATTTTTAAAAGTAATATTATCAGTCAAACCCCAAGTACCTGTGGTTCCCAAAATCCTAACATTCGCACCACCTGTATCTTCAGGATTACAATTTTCTGCATTTATACCATCAAAAACTAAATTACTTACGTTTAGTATATAGATATTATTATTAGACACACCGGAGCCATTTAAAATAACTGTTTGTGCTGGTGAGTTAATTAATGTTAAAGTATTACCACTAGTTTTATGCGTCAACCCATTAAACGTTAAATTTTCATAATACGTCCCACCGTCTATTTGGATTGTTAAGTCTTGGGTTAAGCCAACCCCACCCAATGTTCCATCAATAGCTTCTTGTATTGTAATGTAATTATTACCTGTCTCTAAAACCCTTATACCCATTTATTTATTCGTTCCAAAAATTATTATCATCCCAAAAAGCATCATCAATCCAATATATTGATTCGACTGGTAATGGTTCGCTATTATTATTAAATGGTGGATTACCTAAATATTGTGGGAATTCATCTATAATATAACCTCCTAATATAATATTTGGGTTAGGGTTGTCTATTGAAAATATATCAATATCCGCCGAAACTCTAGGGTAGAATTCATAATCAACACCATTTAATGTTATATTTTGTATACCAATACCACCAACATATACTTTATTAAATCGTTGATTTAATGTATTTGCACTTGTAGAAGGTATTAATATTTTAAACATATAATATAAATACTTTATTTAAAATAAAAAAACCCACATTTAGTGGGTTATTTATTAGATATATTTAAATTCATCGTAAAACCAAGAAAAATTTTGTCGAATCCAATTAGATGCGTTTACACCTAAAACATCTTTATAGTCATTTTTTTGTGGTTCTAATTTAGGTTTTATTGTGTGATCACCATATATACCATAGATAGCATCATCTTCCTGAGTTATTTGTTCAACATTATTAAAGTCATGTTGATAATATGGTAAGTCTAAATATGTGTATATTCTTCTCATTTCAATATCTGGTTGCCTACATAAATCCTCAAACTTAACAAACAACATTTTTTTATTAATACCCTCCCTAATTATTTGGTATAATCTTTCTAAGGCTAACCCTACTGGTTGTCCTTGTGTCCAAATATCAATTCTTTTTTCAGTTGTTGTCCCTTGCATTTGTGCGTGATCTACAATACCTGAATCTAAATGTTGATTTTTCCTAAAGTTTTTTTCCATTGATGCGTATATTGATCTCGGATCTCTTATCATACAAATAACTTTTGGTTCGGGATAAAACGAATTTAGAAACCCATAATGAATACCCCAACCTCTAGATTTGTCCATTACATATTTTTTATCGGTTATTGTGTTAAAATAACTATCAATACCACCCTTACAAAAAGCTGCGAATCCCCTTTTCATTAAATCACTATCTTGGGCTTTAAATTCTGGTGAATTAGTGTAATTGGCTCTTGCTGCGTATACTAATTCTAATACACCTGATGTTGGTGTAACATAAAAATCAGGGTTTTGTCCTATGATATTTTGAAGAAGTGTTGAACCACTTCTACATAAACTACTTTGAAAGAATATTTTTTCTACCATTATTGTTGATTATTTATTGAGTGAATTATTGAATCCATATCGAAAATATTAAAATCCATTAATGGACATTCATGTAATACCCCATTAAAACTAAAATCAAATAAATAACTATCAGGTAATTTAATATTATCGTCAATAACCGCTGTAAAGTTATCATGAACATCATACCCAAATAATCTAGGTGATGTACCAACCCATAACACTGTTGATTTTTTATTTAACGCAGCGGCTGCGTGTTGTAAGCAACTATCAATTAAAATTCTTTTTTGACTTACCAATAACAATGAAAATAATTCCATGTTTGACATTGGCTCTATCACATGTTCACAACCTGAAATTTTATTATCTTCGTGTCTACATACTTGTATTATATGATAATCATTAGAGTAAAAGTTTACTAATGATTCCGCCACAGGGTATGGAATATCTCTTGTCCAAGAATAAGGAAAATCTTGTTGTAACGGACCTCCATTTGTTTGAATAATCATAACCGGTTTTTGTCTTGACCATTTCCTATACCCATGTTGTATTTGTCTTACATTAAAAACTAATTCAGGTTGTTCCCCTAAATAATTTAAATCGTATAATTTACACCAATTTTGAATTAAAGGTGATTTACCACTAATATGATCTGTCGTAAAATAAGGTTCGTGTTTAAATATTAAAGTATCTTGATTTTTAATATAATCTTGATAAAAGTAGGGTGTGTTACCAACCCTAAAAACCTTGTTAACGTAATTTAGGTTAATAAATATTTCAGGGTATGCGCATACGACTAAAAGTTCCCTGTCAGGATGATTATTTTTAATACATTTAGCAACTGCGGTAGCCGCTACGTGTTTACCTAACCCACCCTCTATATGGAATAAAGAATATTTTTTCATGTAATGAATATATGAAAAAATACTATTTTAGTAAATATTATACTCCTTCTATATACCCAGGAAATAAATAATCAACACCTCCAATATTAATCTTTAACCATTTAGACGGTTGTGATAAGAATATTACCCCACCATCCCCATAATAATTCGTTGGGGTAGTGCCGATATTTGTGACAGGTTCGGTTACGGTTATCGGATTTGTTGATATTAATGTCTTAACATTTAAATTATCAACAAACGTAGTGTTAGATGTATCACCGGTAATATTTGAACCAATGATAAATGAATTTGTGGATGAATTAGTTAATAAATTATTACTTCCACCTAAAATACCTGAATTATCACCTAATGTCGTATTATTATTACCACCACCAATTACTGAATTATTACCATTAATTTTATTTAAAATACCGCCACTAATTGTTGAGTAGCAACCATTACTATTACCCGAAATAGTTGATGTATTAATTAAACCTGTAATAGATCCGCAACCACCAACATCACTAGGTGAGATTGGTACTGTAATTTCCGTACATGATGTTCCGGTGTTAAATATTATATTACTTATTATTGAAGTATTAACTCTTTCCGTTGATGATGCTAAAAAAGTGACGGTATTACCTGTGGTAAAATTATTTAAATTATTGCCGTTAAATGTAATTACACATGTAAGACAATTCCAAGAACCATTTTTAAGTGTTGATGAATTACCAATAACATTTAAAACACCCCCATTAACGTTAGATGATTTATCTAAAACGGAATTACCTGAACCACCAACTAATGTATTGTTAAATTGGCTTCTATTTAATGTCCCACCTAATATTGTTGATGAATGTCCTGATATAATGTTACAAAAACCGCCCAATACTGACGAAAAATCATTACTAATTTTATTACCTGCACCACCGACAATAACATTTGATCTACCCGATGTGGTATTACATCTACCACCACCTATAAATGAATTATCTAGAACTGTTGTATTACCATAACCGCCCGATATTGTTGAACTGAATGATGTTGATAATATTTTATTACAAAAACCACCAATAATTGTTGATTCGCAACCATCAGCCGAATTATAACCACCGGAAACTATTGTCGAGTAATAATTTGACGCTGTATTACGAAAACCACCACCGACAAATGAATTATTTTTAAATACTTTGTTAAGAATACCACCAACAATAACACCATATGTTGAATTTACGGTATTACATCTACCACCACCGATGAAAGCTGATGTTGATCCTGATATTAAATTAAGACAACCGCCACCAATAATAGAAAAACTACTATCACCACTACCACTTATTAAATTAAGACAACCGCCACCAATAGATGAACAATTACCATTTGTCCTATTATTGATACCAAATACTGTTGAATAATCACCCGATGCGTTATTATTATTACCTATTCTTATTGTTGAATTAATACCTGAACCTAACTCAATTACCTTTGAGTCTAAAATATTTTTTGTTGTTGAACTATAACTATTAAAATCACTTATATTTAATTTAGTTCCAATTAATGTGTTAGTATTACTAGTGTATAAATAAAAACTATTTGTAAAAGCTGTGAATTGGTTATAATTATTATTTATATTCGTTAAAGTATTTGAACTATATGAATTAAAATCACTTGTGTTTAATTTAGTTCCAATTAATGTGTTTGTATTCGCCGAATAACTATTGAAATCGGATATATTTAGTTTAGTTCCAATTAATGTGTTAGTATTACTAGTGTATGAATAAAAACTATTTGTAAAACCTGTAAATATTGAAGTATTTAACTTAGTGCCGATTAAATTATTTGTTGTTGACGTATAAACATAAAAAGTGTCGGTAAAAGAACTAAATCTATTATTATTAATGTAATCGCTAGTCCATACAATACCTGTATTAGTTGATGATAGTATTTGACCTGTCGTTCCTGAGTTATTTGTTGAATCGTAAAGATTTGACTCAATATCTAAATTATTTACAAATGTTGTAAAATCTTTATCGCTAATAATATTAGTGCCGATTATATATGAATTATTACATGAATTTATATTATTATTACCACCACCTATAAATGAATTATTACCTGAATTTATATTATTTTGACCACCACCGATAAATGAATATCCACCTGAATTAGTGTTACAAAAACCACCACCGATAAATGAATATCCACCTGAATTTATATTATTACTACCACCACCTATTGTTGATAAACAACCCGATATTGTGTTTTGACAACCACCACCTATAAATGAATAATTACATGAAACTAAATTATCGGTGCCGGCACCAATAAATGAATAATCACCATATATTTTATTATTAAATCCATTATTTATTGATGAGAATGTTCCACTAACCCCACCATAAGCACTTATTGTATTTTGAGCTCCACCACCAATAAATGAGTTATCGCTTAAAATTACATTATTTTTACCATTACCTATAATTGAATACACACCAGATGAAGTATTTGAATAACCATTACTAACTGTAGTATAACAACAATCAACAGTATTACAAATACCACCACCAATAAATCCATAATAAGCACCTTTAACCAAATTATTACAACCGTTTATAATGGTCGAGCAATCCCCATTAACAAATGTTGTATTATTACAACCATTTAAAATTGTCGTAACCATACTATTTATTACATTATAGCAACCATTAACTATAACTGAATTAGTGCCGGATGATGTATTTCTTTCACCATTTAAAACCGTTGCGTAGTAATAACTTGACGATGTATTATTTTTACCATTTAATATTGTGGCAAATCTTGAAGATGATTCATTACTAATTCCACCTAATACACTAGAATTATCATTGTTAGCTACACCAGATCCAATCCTTAACGTTGAACTCACACCATCACCCAATTCAATAACTTTAGAATTCAATTTATTTTCTGTTGATGCAGTATATGAATAAAAATCACTTGTATTTACTTTATTATTAATATTTGTCCATACAATACCTGACGATGTTGATGATAGAATGTTATTAATAGTTGTTCCTGTACTATTATTTGAATCCTTAATATATTTAGGGTTAACTTGATTAACTCTTAAATTACCATATTGTGTGATATTTACGGTTGAGCCGGTATAAACTTCATTGGTATAACCAATAACAAACTCATCATTGTTTTCAATCCAAAGAACACCTGCGTCTGAATCAACCCCTCTTTTAACTATGAAACCAGAATCACTTATTGGTGTTGTAGCACCTGATGATAAGAATATAATTGGGTTTGATATCGCTAAAGATTGTGAATTAATTGTTGTGGCTGTTCCATTAACAACTAAACTACCTGTTATTACTACATTACCTGTTATAACACCACCTGTCTTATCATATTTATTACCTAATAAAGTATTAGTTGTTGAACTATAAATATTAAAATCACTTATATTTAATTTAGTCCCAATTAATGTATTTGTGTTTGATGTGTAAACATAAAATGTTGATAAATCTAATTTATCATTAAGACTACCTGGCGATTTAATAATTAAATCGCTATTTGTGATACCACTACAATACCAATATTCAACAACGGAAGAACCGTTTAAAACACCTACGGTTAAACCTTTTTGTCTTTGTAATGATAAGATATTTGTGTTAGCCTCATTTATGCTATTCCATGGACCATACCTATTGTCCAAAACTTTAGGTGAATTAATGTTGATGTTGTCATTAAGAACTATTGCCATAATTTTTTATTTTAACTATTTCTATATTCAAGAGTATTAACTACCGTAGCGTTTACACTCCAATGTAATTTATATGTGATACCATCCCAATAACCATCAGGACTTTTTATTATTTGTGATGCGGCTGTTGTAATAAAACTATTATTTATACTACCACTATTTAAATCGCTTATATACCATTTTGTTTTTGTTGTGTAATTATTAAAATATGCCACCCAAATATAATTACCTGATGTGTTATATGGTATAGATATAGTCCCAGATGCTGACGATAAAACTTTCGTTGCTGTCCCGCCTGATATTGCATGAGCTATTGTTGCTGATGTTGGTAGTGTGGCGGATGTTCCATAAAAATATGGATAAATACCTGTGTAAGTATATGGGGACGATTCAAAATTATTTGACGCTGATTGAGGTGCTGATGTTGATCTAACGGCAAAACTTCTATTATCTGTGGTATTTTTATTTGTTGGTTTTGCTAGCCCTATATTATAATCACCGTCTGATTTATATATGGTTGATGATGAAGTCCCTCCAACAGAAGGTGCTGGTATAACATAACTTTCAGAGTAGGTACTTATTGTAAAACCTGAATTTGGGTTATTTGGATTTACATAACCAAATTGATTTGGTATTGCAGTCACCCATGATGGTGTTGGTGATGAACTATAAATTGAACTTCCATTACGAAGTATTCTTAATAAAGAATAAACACCCGCATCGTTTTTAACTGCACTTACTGCGATTGATGGGGTTATAGTTGAACCAACCTCAGATGTTGTATTAGCAACACCCCCAATAGTAATTGTTGGTATTGTATATGTCGGATAAGTGGTTGGGAAAAATAAATCATCGAATATTTTACTAAATGTTAAACCAGTTAATTGACTTACGGTAGTTCCTGCTGATATACCACCAACAGATGATGGCATAGATAATGAGGGGGTTAAAACTGAGTTATATATTGTAGACGCACTTAATGTGTTATTTATATAGTTTAAAGTATTTGAACTATATGAATTAAAATCAGATATATTTAATTTAGTTCCAATTAATGTGTTAGTATTCGCCGAATAACTACTAAAATCAGATATATTTAATTTAGTTCCAATTAATGTGTTAGTATTTGCCGAATAACTACTAAAATCAGATATATTTAATTTACTATTTAATTTGGTTTGGGTATCTGAAGTATATTGATAAAATGTTTGTTTATTTATAGAGTCACCTGTTAATGCTGACACATCAACGGTTGTCCATAACACACCATTTATTCCAACACTTAATATTTGTCCTGTGTTACCTGAATTTGATGTTATATCATACAATACACCATCAATACTTAAATTATTAACAAATGTTGTATTATTAGTTGTTGCGGTAATATTAGAACCTATAATAAATGAATTAGATTTATCGGTGTAATTATTTTCCCCACCAACAATTGATGAAAGTGTGCCGGAAATAGTATTATTTTCCCCACCACCGATTGAAGAATAAGAGTCTTTAATTCTATTATTTTCCCCACCTAATATTGATGAGTATTCTCTGGTGTTAGTATTATTTTCCCCACCGCCTATTATTGAAAAACTACCTGATGAGTTATTATTTAACCCACCTAAAACAGATGAATTATCTCCTGATGTATTCCCACTACCAATTACAATTTTATTTGCAGTTAAATTCGCATTAATATCCACACTTGTTGGTGATATTGACAATGGTAATGAATTTCCATACCCATCACTTATTGTTTGTGTGGTATTACCTGTAAATGAATCGTTATTTATTAATTTAAGTAACGATTTAAAGGTATTATTTATAAAATTATTATTTAAACTTGACATTATTTTAATTTTTTATTTGTTTATAATTCTTGTCTTATAAAAAACTGAGTTATTTCTTTATATTCCCTTATTTCTTGGTTTGAACTTACTCTTATATCTAAATAGTACTTATTAGGTAATAACCAATTACTATCTAAAATAAAATAATTCATATTAGCTGTTCTATTTACATTAGTCCAATCCTGAACAAGTATTTCGTTTAATGGACCTTCTTTCACGTATATTTTATACTGAACAAAATCAGTTAAAACCGGAACTTCATATACGTAAGGTTCTCTCACACTTATTATTATTTTTCTTTTTTCACCTTTACGAACAACTTCATCACGTTTTAAGCCGCTAAATGATAAACCATATTCTTTTGGTAAATATTCCCCTGTACCTATTGAATAATATTCATCACATTTAACCTCAAAATCTAATGTAACATTTGATTTTAACACGCCACCAATTGATAAATTACTCCAAACATCGTTAAATAATATAGAATCGTATGGGTATGAATCGGGTATAATCATACTAATATAATACACCCCAATTGTTTTTTGAGTTCCAGTAAATGCTGAAAATATATTTCCATTTCCATCATATATCCTACAAATAGGTGAATAATCTAAATTAGTTGGAATACCACCTTTATTTACGTAAAGAAATAAATTATTCGTCTTACCTTTATAAAAAAAGTTTCTATCATCTTGAATTAAATCGTCATATACAGTTTCTAAATAAGGTTGATAGAATGTTTGGGTGTATTTAGAAAAAAATCCCACATATTGTAATGAGGCGTCAAATGTGGTTGCTGAATATGGTATGTTTTCTAATGATGTTGTAAAGGCAATACCATAACTCACACCACTAAATATTTTATTTTGTAATCTATTATTTATTTCACTTGAAATGTCAATATCTAAATCTTCATTACCTAAATCAAAATGTTGTGTTGCAATTATTTCAGGGGTTGAATACACACCAGGATAACTCCAAGAAGAATTAGTCTTATTATAATACCAATTCGAAGGTGTTTCTGTATAAACAAAAGGATCTCTTATTAAACTTTCTGTTTTATAATCGGCGTAATCATAACCTATACCCTGATCCCAAGTATCACCCGAAATCTTAAATAGGATTAAATCGAATGAATTACCTCTTGTTTTATACGAACCAACTGTTTCACCAAATAACTCATCAAATGAAGAACAATTCTTCATTTTTAATTTATGGGTTGTATTATTTAAAGATGTAAATGTTTTACCTGTGTATAAATTATTTACATTTGTTAAATCAATATCAAAAATATATCTTGAATATGTCCTTGTTTGGTTTTGATCAAACCCATAATATAACTCAGCAATTGGATTTCTTGCCGTATTAACATAAGAATTTCTTACTAATGTATTGTTTTTACTAAAATATGTCCTATATTTTCCCATTTTTTTTATATATAAATAGCTTCCTTTTCAATTATATATATTTATAGGATATAGAAAATTAAATAAATGATAATATTTGGATTTTACATACCGACATCAGTTGTAGTATCGCTTTTAGGGATTATTAGCGGAGCTATTGGATACATAGTTAAAGTTTATATGGATAAACATAAAAACAGAGTTAAAATTGAAAAAATAAAACGTAATATAACTAAATCTAAACAGATTGTTGGTAAGTTACAACAAATACTTGAAATAACAAATGCTGATAGGGTATCCATAACAGTTCTTCATAATGGGGGTGTTTTCTTTAATAAGAAAGGACAAAAAGTTGAATTTACTAAAGGTAGTATGATTTATGAAGTTGTTTCATCCGGAATTTCAATAGAAAATATGGATTTTAAAGATGTATTATTAACACCTTTTTCAGATCACTTTATGCATTTTTTTGAAGATAAAAAATATTCGTTAAATATTAGTGACACCGAAAAAAATTCTACATGGAAAAATTATATCACCGATAAAGGGATTAGGGGTGATTACGGTTTTGTGATTGAAAATATTGAAGGTGCTATATTTGGTTTTGTAAGGGTTTCATTTATAAAAGACACAAAAAAATTAAATGAAGAACAAATAGATGAAATTGAAAAGTTATCTTATTTAGTGTCAGGTTATTTATAAAAAAACCCAACATTTCTGTTGGGTTTTAGACGAGGACGTTGGGGTGATCGAAACCCCGTTCCCATAATTTGTAATAACTCAAATTATTTACAAGCTTAGGTTATTTTCTTACAACCAAATATCCCT